GTATGAATACTGATATGACTTTCAGCAAGAAGTGCTATAGCAGTTACTCCACAAGGACTGAACTTATGAGAAGAAACGTCTAGTAAGGTGCTTTCAGATAATTGAGCGGCATTTGCAAGGACGTTGCGAATGTGCGCTTCATCATCCAAAAGTCCAAAAGGACAACCCTTAAGGGTAAAAAGAATGTGTCTCATCCGAATGTGGAATCAGGTTCCAGAGCGATAAAGTATGTAAGGTTGTACTTGGAATTGGTGAACTTAGACAAGAGTTTAGATGAGACAATAACATCATAAGCACCAGGGATGATTTTGATGTTTTCAATCTTGAAGTTAAAGGTAAACTCTTTATCAGTTTCTCCAACAACAAATTCTTCTGCGTGAGAGGTGTCGTTCTTTTTGTCACGGACAACCAGTTTGACTACACCTGCACCACCAACAACAGACAGGTCAGGAAGTTGCAGAACAGCAGCAGCTTTCAGAACTTGAGATAGGGTATTACTGTCCAGTTGGAAACAAACATCCTGAGTAGGAAGACTGATCTCTTTTTCGGGAGGAGCAATAATAACGGCAGGGTCAGAATAGAAATACTTACCCCGACGATTGCCTTCACGGTAGGCAAGGTAACTTTCTTCTTTGAAATCCAGACCAGGATTGGTGTAAGTACTCAAAATATTCAGAAGTTGATTCAGATCATACAGAGCAACATCACGAGGGAACTCTTCATCAATCTCTGCTTCAGCGAGAATGTTCTTAGCAACAGAGATGGTACGGAGTTTAGTACCCTGCTTCACAAGAATAGAGTTGTTAATCCCAGCAAAATTCTTGAGGATAGTGAGGGTGTTATCAGACAGTTTCATAGATTCGCGTAGTTTCATCACTGAGGGTAGGTTTCGCGTTTGGCGTTTTTATCGTTGAAATGCATCAGAAGAACAGCATAGTGCAGAATCTTCATAATGTCACGTCGGGCAGTGCCTTTCTTATCATAACGAGAGGCATACTTGAGGATATTGGATCGGCAGAATGCTTCACCATCACCACAAGCTTCAATCAGATCAAGTGTCTGAATTTTATCATCACCAGCAGAGTAATGAGCGTTGTAGGTTCCAGAAATATAATCCTGTAGTTCTTTGAGGATAGTATCCTCATCATATTTGTACCGATTAGAATCTTTAGTCATAGTGTTGTCAAAAATAGTAATGTGATCATTACCCATGGCACCTGGAATAGGTACATTGATAGTCAAATTGTGTTCGTCCTCGGGACCGTACATGGTATCGTAAAGCAAAGACCAAGAGTTTGTCATCATTATATCAAGAGAAGGTTTGAACGTCAACCATGTCTTGATCGGGCATCTCAAAGTCAGCATCAACCTTGTCATACAGTTCAAGGAATGCCTGCTTTGTTTCATCATCAAAGCGATTGACACAGACCTGAATTGCCTTTGCCTTATCTTCAAAGATGCTGTATGCCTTCACAATATGAACCAGACGGCGGGTGCTGATGATTTCTTCAATGCCACCATCGTAGAAGGTCTTACGAATGATGTCCGCCCAATCAGCAAGGCGCTTACAGAAGTTCTCATCATCACAGAGTTTGTTGAGAATCTTAGTTTCAGTGGCAGTGGTAGGATACTCCTGCTCAAAGGTTACTGGGAATCGCTCAAGGAAGGCTTCATTGAGCACATTAGTTCCAATGAATCGTCCGTCGTCTGAACCTTTACCTTTAGTATTTGCGGTTGCGATGACGTTGAAACCTGCACTGGGTCGGACAAACTTGCCAATTTTCTTAAGAAAGACTCCATTTCCTTCAAGGATACTTTGGAGACAGAGAATTTTATTAGAGGCGAGGTCAACCTCGTCAAGGAGCAGGACAGCACCTCGTTCGAGTGCTTCAATGACTGGGCCATTGTGCCAGACGGTAGCACCGTCAACAAGGCGGAAACCGCCAATGAGATCATCTTCATCAGTTTCAATAGTAATGTTTACACGGATGAGTTCCCGTCCGAGTTGAGCACACGCCTGTTCAACAGAAAACGTTTTACCGTTACCCGAGAGACCCGTGATAAACGTAGGGTAGAATACACGGGACTGAATAATCTTTTTAAGATCACCAAAATTGCCAAACTTGACGAAGGAATCATCTTTTTCTGGGATGAGATTTTGAACTACAGCGGGAATTGCTGCAGGAGCATTGTAAGATACTTCTAGTTCCTGAACTGTCTCTTTAGTCACTTCAAGGTTCCACTTACCACGACTTACTTTACAACCCTGCTTTTCAAGGCGACGAGTGATGCTCTGATAATTACAATCATTCATGGCACACCATCCCCGAATATCAGCAGAGGTGACTTCAGGACCATAAGAATCTTGGAGTGAAGCGATGATGGATGAGAGTTGCATGGGTGGTTTGTTTCAACATAGTAATTATACAAAAAAAGAGGGTCATATAGACCCCCTAGTGGACAGTTATTTAAGTGTCACATCACTTGGATCTACGGAGAGACCTCTTAGTTTCTTTTACAGGTGCGGGTGGTTCCAGTTCTACAACAGGTTCTGGTGCTGGTTCAACAACTGGTTCAGGCGCTGGTGCGGGGGCAGGAGCAGGAGCAGGTGCTTCCGCTGCCTTACCACGAATTAAATCTCCAAATCTGCTCATGGTCCTTGCGTAGTTTTCTACTATTTATTAAGCAACAAGTTCCACAAACTCGCCAAGGATTTTTTTATTCATTTTCTTAGTGCGAAGACTCTTGACAAAAGCACTCTTAATTTGAGTTTTTGTGGCATCTTCTTTCACTTCAAAACCAGTTTCCTGTGACAGAGAGTTTGCAGAGAGAGCAAAGTAACTATGATATCCAGAATTTTTGATGGTAAATGCTCTTTCCTTACGCCATGAGAGTTCTGCCTTGTCATAGTCATCGTTGAAGACACCACAATACCGGCGAATAAATGCTTTGGCATCCCTAGACTCAAGAACACGAATACCGATGAAGTTCATATCCGGGAAAGTTGATTTCAAATCTTCCAGGAGGACATCAGTCATCTCATACCACTCCCCACCCAAAGAACGACTAATGCCAGTTTTTCTGTTTCTAAGGAAGCAGTGAGGACCAAGAGAATTAATACCAATAAATGGTTCAATCGCATTACGCCGGAACAATTCACGATGATATTTCAGAGGAGCTGCTTCACCGTCAGTAAGGATCACACACTGAACCTTTTGAAGTTTGTTATCACGCTTGAACTCTGGAAGGATTTGATGCAAGCAAACTAAAGTTTCATTCAGGGGAGTTCCAGAAAGATTCCAACCGATAGGACTTGGATATGTGACCCAGTAACGATGAGAATATGCCACCCTGAAAACATTCTTCATCTGCTTTTCAAGTTCAGAACCACTAACTTTGCTAGTGAAGATATTCATAAGAGAGAACCACTCTGGGATGGAAACCAATCCATCTTTGGGCGTATAGGAACGCTCACGAACCTCTGATTCACCATGCTCATCACATTTGACAAGAGGATACTCACTGGTGAATGCATAAACATCAAAAGGAATAGACACTTTTTTACAGAACCACATCAGGTTAAAGAGTTGCTTGAGCGTGTCAATCAAGACTGTATTCATAGAAGCAGACCAGTCAAGAATGAATACCAACCCATGATTCTTTCCATCAGCAAGCGTGGTGACCTTCCTGAACAGATCCTCATTGTATTTGTAAGAGTGTAGTTTGGAGCAGTCCAAAACACCTGTGCGAGATGTTGTGGCACGGGCATATGAATCTGCTGCCTTCTTGCACTCAAACTCCTTTACCAGATAGTTGACCTCTTTCTGAGCGGACTTCTTGAACTTCAGGTATTGAGTATCAATGATGTCAAAGGCATCACTCTGCTCATACTCATCCCAAACTTCAGAGCACTTTCCATGAACTTCAGCATTAGAAACAATGACCCTACTCAGGTCCACATGAGGAATTTCTACATATACATTCTCCAAACCTCGGTTGTCAACAAGGTCTTTCAAAGCATCCTCAAGTGCTTCCATGGTCTTGACTTCAACCTGCTCATCAGTTTCTTCTGAACCAATCTCCTCTTCATCTTGAGTATCTTGAGATTCTTGCTGTTGAGGAGGTGCCGGTTGATCATCATTCTCAACCTCCTCAGTTTGCTCCTCAGACTCTCCAGACTGACCCTGAGGTTGAATTTCTTGCTTCTGTTCTTGCTTCTGTTCCTGCTCACAGAACTTCTGAATCATTTCTGCAACATCAAGAACTTCTTCAAATGTCTCACAATCACCAACTTTCTTGACAAGTTCAACTTCTTCTTCAGTGAAGGGAACAACCTCAAAACTACCAATCTTGTAATAGAGATTGATTTTGTCAGCAAGATTGTAAGAGTTCAAATCATCATCACCAATAGCAAAGAAGTCCTGCTCGGAAAGTTCGTAGTATCCGCGATAGAATGACTTAGAAATGCCAGCGTAACGACGCTTCATCAACTTCTCAATACGAGCATCCTCAACAACATTCACAATCTGAGGATTGATCCGCCTGTCTTTGATCCAGTTGATATCAGGTGTGTAGAGAGCATGACCGACCTCATGACCGACCAGCATGTCATAGACCACTCCGCTTGCCTTCTCCCACATAGGAAGCGTCAGAACGCGACTGTGGACGTTGAAGCAGGCAGTCTCCACTTTCTTGTGCTCAACCATCAAGTCCTCAGTAGCAAGCAACTTGGCAAGTTGAGACTTGATTTCGTGGCGAACGGTCATTGCTCTGTTGCGTATGGACCTATTATACAAAAAAAGGAGGTCCGAAGACCTCCCA